ATGGATGCCTATTTTGCGGAAATCAGCTCCCGGCCCCACATGATCAAGGAGCACCTGCTCCAGACCTACATTCTGCCGAGGTATGGTGAGGAGGGCTCGGGCTATTTCGGGCTCGAAAGCAACCCGCACACGCGGGCGATGTATGGCCGCTATGGAATCAGTGCCATCCGGGTCAGCGACCAAGAGCTGATGATGCTTTAATTGCTATGCAGTTGCCGCTTGCTTCCGGGATGGCGAGCGACGTCGAGACTTCTTGCCCGGTTCGCGCAATTCGATCACGAGCTCTTTACCCAGTGCCTGAGCGACCTTACGGAGTGTTGAAACCCGCGCATCGCTTGCCTGATTTTCTAATCGGGAAATGACCGACTTCTTGGTGTGGATTGCAGTCGCTAATTCTTCCTGAGTAACGCCTGCGGTTTCGCGGGCCTCTTTGAGAAGGACACCGATCAAAAACTCCTGATAGCCGGATTCGTAGCCTTCGGCGAATTCGGGATCACGTTGTTTCCTTTTCTGAATGTATTTATCGAGATCGTCCATGGTTCATCCTTTCCGGGTAAAGTAGTCTTTCATCCTGTGCTCAGCTGTTTGAATTTCCTGCTTCGGTGTTTTCTGCGATTTCTTGGCAAATCCGCTCGCAAGAACAATCAGGTTTTCGCCGTCGAAGAAGCCAAGAAGCCGAAAGGCGTTCCCGCCAAACTCGGCTCGAACCTCCCAAAGCTCCGTGCCGACGAGCTTCTTGAAATACTGCGTCGGTGGCCTCGGCAGGGTGCGAACCAGATCGAGCACCCAGGCTACTTTCTGGGCCTGCTTGCCATCGAGCGTTTCAATGAACTCTTCGACAGGGCAAGAGCCTGATTGCTGCCGGTAAAACTCAATTGTTCGCATTTCAATAAGTTAGCATATTTGCGAACATCGTCAAGCCCCGATTGACACCGCTCCGCACGCATGAGCGACAGCATCGAAGCCGACGAGGGCATTACGACCGAAGCGAGCAACTGGGTTTTCGACGAACACGTCGCGCCGCATTTCGACGAGCATGTCCGCAAGAGCGTTCCGGAATACGACCGGGTGCAGGCCCTGGCGGCCAAGTTTTCCGACTGGTTCACCCACCCCGACTGCACCGTCCTCGACTTCGGCGCCGCCACGGGCGAAACGATGCTGCGAATTCGCGAGCGGCACACCAAGCCCCTGACCTTGGTCGGCTACGACAACTCGCAGGCGATGATCGAGCAGGCGGCCAGCAAGGGCATTGAGGTCCAGTTCAAGGACTTGGAGCGCTCCTTCGATATCCCGAACTTCGCCTACGGGGTCGCGCTCTACACCTTTCAATTCCTCCGGCCCCACGCCCGGCAGATGCTGGTCTACAAGATCGCGGAAGCTATCGAAATTGGCGGCGGTCTGTTCGTGGTCGAGAAGGTGCTTGGGACGTATCCGACCACGCAGGACATCATCCAGCAGCTCTATTGGGACATGAAGATCAAGAACGGCCTGACCCCGGCTCAAGTCCTCAACAAGGCCCACGCCCTTCGCGGTTGCATGTTCCCGAAGACCATTGCCGAGAATGAGGCGGAGTTTCGGGCCGCAGGCTTCTCCCAGATCGAGCTTGTCTTCAAGGATCTTCAGTTCTGCGGCTGGCTGCTCATCCGCTAACGCCGATGAGTAACCCCGGCTTCAACAGTGACGCCGCCGAAAAAGTTCTGCAAAAGGACCTGGAGAACGTCATCAAGAAGGTGGCCGGAGGCAAGACACTGACCTCCGCTGAGCGGGCGCGGGTGGAAGCACTGGCCGCGGGCAGTCAGGATTCCACAACTTATGCGAAAAACCTCACGCACCTGGCCGAGGTGCTTGGTGTCACGCGGCGAACCCTCTCGACATGGCGCAAGCTTGAAGGGGCACCTCAACCGCTCCCGAATGGCCATCACGAAGTTGGTTCATGGAGGGAGTTCATCCGGGTCAACGGCCTCAAGGGGGCAAAAGATTCTGGGCATAATACGGAGGCACTCAAAGCACGGAAGCTCCTGGCGGAAATCGAGGAGCGAGAGCTGCGGCTTGCTGTGCGCCAGGGCACGGTGGTCGCTATTGAGTCAGTCCGTGAACAATGGGTAACGAAAGTTGCACGCGCACGCAGCCTCCTTGAAAGCCGGTTCCTCAACGAGCTGCCTCCGATTCTGAGTGGCCTTGATGCGCATGGTATCCGTGAAAAGCTGAACGCTTCTTTGCTTGAAACCTACGAGATTCTCAACCGCGAGTAGCCGCGCTCAGTTGACGCCGACGCCTCCACATGGAGCAGGCCACGTCACTGGATTCCAAAGAGCGCAAGAGAGCCTATAATCGAGCTTACCGAGAAGCAAATAAAGAGCGCCTTGCCGCCTATCAGAAAACCTATCGTAGAAAGAATGCCGAACGGCTGAAGACGTATCAACAAAGCTGTCCGTGGACAGCGGTGCGGTTCGCTGAGCGAACTTACGGGCTGCGGGGTCAATGCACTGATGGTTCATCTGGAAACATTGTTCACAGAGGGAATGTCGTGGGCGAACTACGGCCGTGCATGGCACATCGACCACATTCGCCCATGCTCTAGCTACGATCTGACCAAACCCGACCAACAACGGGCCTGCTTGCACTTCAGTAACCTGCAACCGCTCTGGTCAAAAGAGAATCTCCGCAAAGGGGCCAAATGGACGTGACGCAGATAGCCCGGCTGGATGACATCTGGCGGCAGGCATGGAAGCCGCCGGACAAAGTCCCGCCATGGCAGTGGGCGGAAAAGCACATCGCGTCCATCCCCTACTCGCCGATGCCAGGACGTTTTCGCAGCGACCATTCTCCTTGGATCCGCGAGCCGCTCGAAGCGATTGCTGACACGAAAATCAAGGTCGTCAGCATTATTGCCGCCGTGCAGGCCGCCAAGACCACGGTTTCAGAGTTGGCCCTTTGTTACATCATCCCGAATCAACCGGGGCCGACGTTGTGGCTGAGCGCAACCGATGAGGACGCCAAAGACCAATCGGAAGCACGCTTACAGAAACTTTTCGATGAGTGTGAACCCGTACGCCAACTGTTCCCGAAGAACCCGCACAAGAAGCGCAACCACACGATCCACTTTGCCAACGGCATGCCTTTATGGATACTGGGGGCACACAATCGAACGAACCTGCAACGTCGCTATATACGGTGGGTTTTTGCCGATGAGACTTGGCTTTACCCCTCCGGGAACATGGCCGAAGCCGAGGCCCGAGTCACCGCTTTTGGCTGGCTGGGCAAGTGCGTCTTCATGAGCCAAGGCGGCGAGGAGAACGACGACACCCACCGCAAGTTCGAGACGACGGACATGCGCGAGTGGACCTTCGCGTGCCCGTCCTGTGGAAAGCGGCAGCCCTTCGCCTGGGACAATGTCGAGTGGTCCAAGTCGGCCCGCGATAAGGAAGGCAACTGGAACTTCACGGCTGTGAGGGATTCGACGATCCTGCGCTGCGGGCACTGTAACCATTACTTCCCCGATTCCGACGCCACCCGTCGGCAGCTCAACGCAACCGGCAAGTTCGTTCGGACAAACACGAATGCAGCCCCCGAGAACGTAGGCTTTCATTGGAACGCCCTCTGCGCGATGAGCTGGGGAAAGCTTGCCGAACTTTACCTCCGGGCGAAAGCTGCCGCCAAGCAGGGCGACACCTCACTGCTCCAGCAGTTCTACCAGAAGCGTCTTGCCCTGCCATGGCGCGAATACGTCGAGGACTACAAGATGGAGATCGCCACCTGCGGCTATCGCAAGGGCGAGAGCTGGGAGGAGGAAGGCGCAATTAACCGCTTCGGCAAGGTGATTGCCCCTCCATTCGAGGAGTCGGCCATCCCGCTGCGAATCCTGACCGTGGACTGCCAGATGGACCACCTCTTTGCGGTTGTGCGCTCATGGAGCCCGAACGGCTCATCGCGCCTGGTATGGAACGAGCGCCTGCTCACCTTCGACGATATTGAGGTCCTGCAGGAGCGCTTCGAGATTCACCCGAATCTGGTCTTCCTCGATGCCGGCCACGCGACCTACGACGTTTACCGGCAGTGCTCGAAGAAAGGCTGGGTTGCGCTCATCGGAGACCGCCGCCCAACCTTCCCGCACAAGACGAAGGAGAAAGGGGGCATACAGCGCTTCTATTCGCCCCGGCGCAAGGTCGTCCTGACGAGCCGCCAGTTTTGCTACGTCCACTACTGGTCCAACCTCAATATCAAGGACACGCTTGCCCGGCTCCGCCGTAATCAGGATCCGGCCAAAGGACCGACTTGGGAAGTCACGGACGACATCGACGAAGATTACCTCTCGCAGATGGAAAGCGAGCACCGCATCAAGGAGAAGAACACCTGGATGTGGAAGCAGATCGGCAAGCGCGCGAATCACTACTGGGACTGCGAGTCGATGCAGGCCGCTGCGGCGACCATGCTAAAGATCATCGGGAGCGAGAGCGTTGACCCGCCAACAAACGCCTGAGCCCAATCTAAAGAGAACTCAAACCGCTATGTCGCGAACGTGAGGCATCATGTGCGCGTCGGCGACTTGCACCTCCCCTGCCTCAAGCGTGGAGACGGCAACCGTCTTGCCCCCCATGGTCATAAACTCGACCTCATATGCCTCGCCTTCTCCGTGAACATGGACAACGACGCCAATGTCGCCCCGGAACAAACGCTTCTCAGGGAGATCACGGGTCAGAATGACACTGGCATGCTCTTCAATCATGTATCCGAAGGATAAGCGGTAATCAGCCGCGGGGCAAGACCATCCTGTTCAATCTGCCAGACCGTTACGACTTGGGGACGGCGGCCATCCGGAGCCAAAACCGGCCCCTCAATCTCATATTTGAGGCCAAACCGGGACTCGTAACGCGTTTTGAAGGGGTTGGTTCTTGCGTGCTCTTTTAACGCTTCAGCCATCACCTCCCAGTCCTCCGCTCGAAACCCGAAAGCCATGAAGAATTTCGCCTTAGCCGCTCCAGGCATTTTGGAGGTGTTGAGCAAGTAATCGGAGACCTTCGAGTGCTCGACCGTGGCATGCTCATTGTTCGGTAGCGCTGTTGACATGGTGGTTTCGCTGTATGGCAGGTATCGTTGACTACAGCATCGGGTTTACTGTCCCCGAGATCGAGGAGATTCTGGCAGCCCAAAAAGCGGAGCTCAAGAAGACGCAGGCCGCCTACGCAAACGACGGATCCAGCATTACCAAGCGCCGCCTCGACGAGATTCACGCTATCATCCGCGCCTGTCAGGATGCCCTCGTGAAGCTCGCTCCTGAGACCTACGCGAAGCCAAAGCGCACCGCCATGCAATCCGCCGTCACCGGCCACCTTGCCAAGTGAGCAGGGCCAGCCCTGCACCCGAGATGCTCCCGCATCTCACGTTGACACTACTGAAAAACCCGTGAAGCTCTTTCGCCAAGTCGCCCGCCTGCTTAACCTCTCCCCTTACGAGGCGGCAAACCCCTCGCCCCGGCGGGGACGAGTGCCCGGCTCGACTCCGACCGACCAGCGCAAGGAGCTTTCCTCAGCAACCCGCCGCGAATTGGTCCGCAAGAGCCGCTATCTGCACAAGAACTCCGGCTTTGCCCGTGAGGTTGTCGGTGACATGGCCATCTACTCGGTGGGCGACGGCATTAAGCCTCAGGCTCAGACTGCCGACCCCGAGTGGAACCGCGCCGCCGAGGAATACTTCCTGCGCTGGTGCCAGCGAGCGGACATCACCGGGCGTTTCAGCTTTGAGCAGTGCCAGAGCCTGGTCTGCCGGGGCGTTGATATCGACGGCGAATACTTTATCGTGAAAGTTCGCGACCGCTTCGGTCGTCCACGTATTCAGCTGCTCGAAAGCCACCGGGTCAGCGATGCCGCCTCCAGCACGGAGACCATTGATGGAATCGGCTTTGACCGCTTTGGAGCACCTGCGTTCTACCGCGTCCAGCAGGATGACGAAACCTTCCGCGACATTCCCGCAGGAGCGGTCATGCACGTATTTGAACCCGAATCCGCGAGCGGTGCCCGCTGCGCTCCAACGCTCCAACATTCGATCAATCACCTGCTCGACGAGATCGATCTGCTTGCGCTGGAAAAGCACGCGGTCAAGGACAACGCCGACATCTCGCGAGTGCTCAAAAGCGAAAGCGGCGAAATCGACGATACCGGCGACTTCGTAGTGCGGACCGAAGGCGCTTCGGAGGAATGCAGCGACCCTCAGCAGGTCCAGCGGATCATCGGGGGAAAGGTGGTCTCGATCAAAGCAACCGAGTCGCTCGAAAGTTTTCAGTCAAACCGGCCAAGCCCAGTTTTTACCGGGTTCCTTGAACACCTCAAGCGGGACAGCAGCGCAGGCATTCTGCCCTACGAGTTCGTGCTCGATTCAGGGAAGATCGGCGGCGCAGGTGTTCGGCTTGTTGTCGCCAAAGCCGACCGGCGCTTTAGCTACCGCAAGCTCATCCTCATTCAGCGGTTCCTCAAACCGACCTGGGGCTACGTCATCGGCGACGCGATTGACCGGGGCGAACTGGAGCCGATGAAGGACTGGAACCGGGTGCGCTTCGTCACGCCGCGCCGGATCACCGTCGATGCGGGCCGCGAAGCGCAGCAAAACCGCGCCGACGTGGAGACCGGCCTCAAGACGCTCGCCGAGCACTTCGCCGAGCAGGGCGGACTTCGACGAGCAGCTGGAAATACGCGCCCAGAACGCCAAGCGAATCATCGAAGCGGCCGCTCGATACGGTGTGCCGGTCGAGATGCTGTACAAGCCGCAAGGGACGCAGCTGACCAGTCCAGTTGACACCAGCGGCCAGGCATCGAGCGACCAAGGCTAGCCTTGGAACCGAGATGCTCCGCATCTCAATGCCCGGTGCTTAAACAGAGAAACGACAGTTTCTCGGGTGCAGGGCTCGCCCTGCTTGTCATGCGCTTTGCCCACATCACCAACGCCGTTTACCGTCAGCCTTGGAACATTACACCGGGAGGTTGGCTTTCGGTTCACGAACTCTTGCAGAGCCGGATGGCCGTCGATGCCGAGAACCTCGACCTCGCGGCTTTTGTCAACGCCCGGCCAGAACTGGAGATCGATCAACGAGGAATCGCCCACGTCCATGTCACCGGGGTCCTCGGGAAGAACCTCAGCCAAATCGAGCGCTCTTGCGGCAATATCGGATACGAGCAGCTCGAAGCGGAAGTCGCCGACGCTGTCGCTTCCGGCGCACGGGGCGTCCTTCTGCACGTAAACTCTCCCGGAGGAGCTGCGACCGGCAACATTGAAACGGCCCGAATGATCGCCGCAAGTGGCCTGCCGACGGTCGCCTGGGTGGACGAACTTGCCGCTTCCGCGGCCTACGCTATCGCGGTCGGTGCTGACTCGATCTTCGCCTCTCCTTCCGCCCAAGTGGGAAGCATCGGCACAATCCTGCCGCTGGTGGATACATCGGGGCAATGGGAGCAGCGGGGTTGGAAGCCAGCCTACATCACGCACATCGGGGGCGACCTCAAAGACGCAACCTGGCCCCCGAGCTTTTCAGAAGCGCACCGTGAGCACCTTCAGGAAATGGTCGATGATTTCTTTGCGCAGTTCCGTGATCACGTCCTCGCGCATCGCGACGTGCCCGCCACTGCGATGCGTGGACAGACGCTTCTGGGAGACAGGGCAAAGGCGGCAAACCTCGTGGATCGCATAGGCTCCTACGCCGAAGCCTACGAGGAGCTGACCGGTATGCTCAACTCTGAGTGA